ATCAGAGCGAAGGCCGCAGTCAATCGGCCTATGGTGTCGAAAAGCGTGGTTGCTCGAACCTCGCGAGTACAGACACAAGCCCCCACTATAGCCGCCGCTTTGGGCGGCTTAGTGGCGGGTAGTTGACTTCAGCACATTGGGCACGTCTGGCCACTGTGCAGAATCGAATGGTTCCTGCACAGGCGGATTCCCTGCAGGACGATGATGATCCGGTCGGGCGGGTTGAACAATTTGACCCCGCCGCCGGCGTCGGCGATCTCGCCTAAATCGCTCTGCAACATGCTGAGCAAAAAGTCTAAGCTGCTCAGCTTCGGCTCGACTTCCATGCCAACGGCCTCGGCCGGGCCGGGCGTCGAGTTCCCCGGCGATCGCCGCCGTGATTTGGCCGATCTCGATTTTGGGTTCGGGGCGCCCAACAAATCGGAGAACCCGGCGAGATCTCCGTTTACCGTGTCGATCTGCATATGTTTCTAACCTCCAGAGTCGATTTTGATTCGAGAGGATAGTACTTGTTTCGACCTCTTCCCCGAACTCCAAAGGTTCGGGGATTTGGCCTTGATCGAACTCGGCCCGGGTTCGGGGATTTCGCAAGTCCCCTGTTCCCTGCCCTTTAGGCGAAGGTTCGGGGATTTCGAGATTGCCCCGGAAAAGGTTCGGAGATTTGACCTCTGCCGAGGTTCGGGGGTTTGATTTCTCCCCGGACCCCGTCACGGCAGCAGCAGCAGCGATGCTGCTGCTGCCAGCATGATCCACGCCGCTGTTCTCTTCCCCGCCGCCCGTCTGCGGGGAAGGTGAGGGTTGGATCAGCGGCGCGGGTCTTTTCCCGGTGGCTCTTCAACGGGCAGGCTGGCGAATGGATCCTCGCGGTCCTGCCAGCGACTGGCAATCTGGCGCCGGTGCTCTCTGGGCCGTTGTGCCTCACCCAGTATCCGATCGGCCAATTGACCCGCCTCCCATTCGGCGCGTCCTGCCATCGCTTCCTGAATCTGGTCGCTATCCAGGCTTTCGGTCTTGGCTTCGAGAATCTTCTCCTGTTGTAGGCCGAGGTAACGGAGTTCGAGCCGGACAAGGCGGATCACGGGATCGGCCAAGGTGATGCAGAGGACGATCAGCAGAACGACGATGAAGACCGTAATCGCGCCCCAGGAGATCCACGACTGCTGAAAGGAATTGAGTGGGATGTTCTTCACCATCATGAAATGCGTTACCAGATTGATCAACATTACGACGACCAGGAAGCTCATTCCGAGCAGGGCGATCCCCCGCTCAGTGGTTGATGAAAACGCCCGCGTGAACCCGTAGACCAGCCACACGAACGCGCCTTCCACGACGACGACGGCAAACAGCGATAGCAGCGGCTGGAAAATACCGAGGTCGGCGAATCCGCCTCGGTAGATCATGAATGACGAGACGCAGCTGAGCGCCGTTATGCAGACCAAAATCACGGCTCCCCAGAGGATAATTATCTTTCTGGCCTTGATGTGCTTAAAAGGGCTTGTAACCGATATTTGTTCCATTGTGTCTCATTGTGTGGGAGACACGGCTGATTGTGTGACCGCGGGCCGGATTTGAACCGGCTTGGTCATATTGTCAAACTCACTCTCTCGAGTGAGAATCCGCGCGCCATCTCTTCGATGGCCGCGGTCAACCGTGTCGTGGTTGATCGTGGGGCGAGGGTGGGGTTTCGTCCTGCTCTCGCCCGTGAATTTGCGTAGCGCGTTTCTTCTATCAGCTTCGGGTATTTCCTTTTCGTCATGGACTTCATCCGACTATATGCCTGGCACGGCGGCGACGCGTGAATTGCGTCGAACTCCGCGCCGTTGCACGCCACGAATTCGAGGGCGTCTGCCTGGTGGAACTCGAATAGGTAGCGTGGCTGCGGCTCGATGTCCACGCCGACGACTTCGAAACCTGCGTGGTAATAACCCATCGCCGCGCCACCAGCCCCGCAAAATAGATCCAGCAATTTCATTACGCTAAAAGTCCAATGTCGGTTGGATCTTCATCCAGTCCAACCATCTCTCCAGTTGCGCCAGCCTCTTGTCTGGCGCGAAGGCCAACTGTGTCCCGTCGCAGGAGTGGCAGCCGGCGAACCGGGCCTGCAACAATCTTCGAAAAGAATTCACTCGGCCCATGTGGACCCATTTGCCTTGTGCAATTGCCTCGCGGCAAAGCCAATGGGTGTTTGTCGACAGTTTCCATTCCGTGGAGCCGCCGATAAACAGGCAGTCGAAGGAATCCCAGTTGATCTGCTCATCCTCGATCCCGTCCTGCGCGACGAAGGCGGCGGCAAAACCAATTGCGCGGATGCGCGGTAGAACCTCGCGGCTGCGCTCCCAAGTGGCGCGCGCATCGGCGACGACATCGGGCGCTACCGCAAATAGGCAGGTTTCCCGAAACTGGCTTAGTGATCCCAGCCACTTGAGATAAGCGCCGACGTTGAGGTCGGGGCTTGTGAAGCAGCCGTTGTCGGCTGCCCACATCACCTTGGCTAGTCCGCCTCTGCCGTGTGAGTTGCGGCCCACGGCGCCGCGATATCCAAGCATGATCCCGATGTCGGGCCGAAGCCCAGTCTTCGCTGCTTGTAGCCTGCCGCTCAGATATATCACTTCTGCTCCAAATTCCTCGGCGATGATCAGGCCCTTCCTCGGAACCGACCTGCGAATGGGCAGGTCGCCCAGTGTGTCTCGTCAGCGTATGCGCTGACGAGCGTGAGCGCACCAGTGCCGTCTTTCTCGTAGCCTTTGGTGGCGAATCCCTGATTCATCGGCATTCGCCGGCCCAGGCGTGTGATGGTCCATATGATTGGCGCATCACACGCCTGGCAACGCGCCTCACTCTGGTCGTGAGAGCGAATCAGCAGCATCTTCCTTTTTTCTACCTCGGCCATTGCTTTTCCCTCGAAACCGTCCATAGGCCATCTGGCCCGCGGAGGTCGTTTTGCGCGGCCGCTTGCCGCGCAACTCTTTACCTCTTGCCTTTAGCCGCAGGTACGCGGCGCGGGCTTCGCTGATTTGATTTGCCATTACCCGTCTTCTTGCAAGGGCACTCCCCGTCCTCTGACTCGTGAATACATCCGTACCGCTCATGTTGTTCCTTGCCGTGCCCGCAGTGAGCGCAGAGCGGCGCGCTGAAATTGTCTTCAGTCCGGGCTATCAGGGCTAGCCCTCTATTGAATGCCTGGCGCTCTTGTCTGTTCGTGATGAGCGGCCTCTCTTCCTCTTTCTCTTCCTTGATCCGGGCCAGCAGGCCCTCAAGGGCCGCGACGTCCTTCGGCTCCTCTGCGATTAATTCCAGGCGGAATAGCACGGGATCTTTCCCGCATCTTCCGCAATTGCACACGCGTTTATACTCGTTAATCCTCATGTTTCCTCCTATAAAATAACTCGACGTAGCATCGTCGGTTTTCCTCTTCCCTCTCCGCGATGAGATCGCGGATTCGCTTGTAAACAGGGGATGAAGTTTCATCCCCCTCTTCGAAATTCGACTTCATCCGATGAAGCCATTCGAGTCCCATCTCTTCCGCGAGGGCGAGGAGCTCACGCTCAGCCTCGGCCTGTTCCCAGGCTGAAAGGGTGGCCGGCGCGGGGCGGGGCATAGCCTTCAACGCCTGGCGGTCTTGCCACTGGCCTATGAGGAGGTCTTCCTCCCCTGTCCTGAGCAGTTTTGTGGCGAGGCCGCCGGGGTTCCTGACGTGGTTTTTTGTGGCAGTCAGGAAGCTTTCGATCGTCTTGCGATCGAAACTGCTTTTCTGTTTTTCAGTTCCGAAACCATTTAAGGCGGCAGCAGCAGCAGCGAAGCCGTTTGCCGCCGCTGCCTGCTGCTGCTCTTCTCTCTTCTTCTCTCTCTCTGCTCTGCTCTGCTCTGCTCTAAGTACAGATTTGTACAGATCTGTACGGGGTTCCTCCGTGGAGCGTACAGACACGCCGGGTGTGTCTGTACGCTCCACGAGGAACCCCGCTGTAATAAGAGCGTACAGGTCTACGGGAGTCGTGGCGGCGATTCGCCGCGCGATCCAGTCGGCGTCGTTCGGGACCTGGTTCCCGGTTTCTGCCGCTATCAGCCATATTTGAATTAAGTGGGCTTTGGCTTGGTCGCTTAGCTGGCTGAACTCGTAGTCGCCCAGCAGGCAGCGGTGGAGCTTAATCCATTTCGGATCACGATCCTTGTACTGCTGAAATTTCTCCCAGTTCCGGACGGCCAGATACACCTCAGCGCCCTCCTTTAATTCAGTCCGTTTTTCGATCTGAAGATTTTGCATCATTTGGCTTGCTGCGCGCGAATCATCTCGCGCCGCAGTATTTCTTCGATCGTCTCCTGCCTGGTTTCCCGGCCTTCCTCCTCGGTTACTAAGTCGATGAACTCGAGAATTGCGTGCGGCAGGCGCAGGCCCACGGCCTGCTTTGCCGCCTGCCGTTGTCGGTTGGCGATTGGCGGCATCCTTTTCTTTTCTACCTTCATAGTCCCTCCCTCTTCTGCTTGATGATATGTGTAGACAGATGTCGTAATATAACATCATCTGTTCCCGTTGACAAGTGTGCGCAGGTAAAATAATTTATGTGTATGGCGACGAAAGTGAACAGGGAATTATTGGCGGTGCGCCTGGATGTTGACGCTGTCGAGGAACTGCGCAAGCTTGCGGTTCAGTTTGGATATGACTCGCACAATCAGGTCGCCGCCGAGATTCTGACCAGATATAAGAAATTTTGGGTTGCAGCCAAAGAGGCCGAGGCCGAGGCGTTGAGACAGCAGGAAGAATTGCTTTTGGGAAAAGCGCATGCGCTCCAGCCCCAGCGGGCGCGGAAAAAAGCCTGAGCCGAATCCGGCCAAATTATTTAAGGCTTGTGACACACTGACCGGGACCAGCAATTCGGTGGGAGAATTCGGGCCGCGATGGGGGGGGTGTTTTTGTTTGTGACGGATTTGTGACGCTACTTCGGTCACAAAGAAGTAACTTGAATGTACTGAAGGAAAGACTCAGCCGAGATAAACTACTGAAAAGAAAAGAGAAGGAAGGGAAAAACAACAAGAGGCAACAGCCTCGCAACTGCCTCCTAAGCAGTAGGCCGCTGGTTCGAGTCCAGCCAAGCGCATCTTTGTTATCAGGAGTTTACGATCACTGGGGCTCGCTGTCGCTGCTGCCCTTGTGACGGATTTGTGACGCTTTCCATTTTCCTCAGCGTCTCGTCCCTCCACGCGCGCACGTAAATCATGCTCGTTCGCGGGCTGCTATGGCCGAGCAGTCGCGCGATCGTGAACGGATCCATCCCGGCCTCCGCCCAGCGCGAGGCCGCCTCGTCTCGACACCAGCGCAGCCAAAACTCCTCGATCCCAGCGCGCTTGCAGCACGAATCCCACGCCTTGCGGATCGAATCGAATGGGAAGAGGCGGTCGTCCTCGCCAGAGCCGGCAAGGGAAGATCCCAGCAACTGCTCGAACTCCGCCCGGACCCGAGCGGTGAGCGGAATGTCGCGGCTCTTCGGCTGTGCCGTCGCGGCGCGGCGTCGGCCAGACTTGTAGCTGATCGCCGTGACGATCCCCTCGGCCAGATTCACCTGGGATTGGCGCATCAGGAGAAACTCCTGCGGCCGCATCCCGGTTTCGAGCAGGATCATCATGGCTGAGGCCACGTACTCAAGCCCCAACCCGGCAGCAGCAGCAGCAATCTTCTCTTCTTCTTCGCGTGAGAGCCGGCGTTTTGCGCGCGGAGTCTCCTCGATCTTCGAAAGAAGGCGCGAGGGGTTCTTCTCCGGATCGATGAACCCCTCGGCTGCCGCGCGCCCAAAGACCACCTTTGCGCGCTTGATGAAGTGATTGATTGTTGCCGGCGCGTACTTGTCGCGCAGCGTCAGCAGCCACTTTTCGATTTCGAAGTGCGTGATCTCGGCGATTGGGCGGTCGCCGAACTGCTCGGTGAGCTTGCCGGCCTGGTAGCCGGCATTCGTGGTGTAGTTGCGGGTGGTCTCCCGCGCGATCGGCGCGTAGATCTCGCGCACGAACTCGCCGAAGGTGATTGGGCGGCGTGGCTGGTCGCCGTACTTGGCCTGGTACACCTCTTCCCGCGCGCGCGACTCGGCGCGCTCGGCCTGGGCCTTCGTCCGGGCTTCCGGGATGGCGGCGCGGTACCGCCGGCCCGCGACCTGGAAATCGTGGTGCCAGTGATCCGCGCGCTTGCGCACTGTCATGGGGATCCTCCGTGCGGCGGGGAGAGTAATGCCGCACGGAGGGGAAGGCAAGTAGCTAGCTCTCGAAAGTGATCTTTCCGAATCGCGGCTGTCGGCCCGCGATGAAATCCGATTTGGCGGACTCGTATATTTTCGCGGCCTGTTCCGCCGTTAGTGAGCCTCGCTCCATGTGGCAGTGAGACTTGAACTGAAACGCGCATTCACATGTAAATGATTCGGGGTCCCCATCGTAGGTTTCGTTTGTGAGCCATGATTGGAACACATGAAACCCGGCCCCGCTCTGCGTGTCATGCCGCAGGGTCAGAAATCTGCCCTGCGCTTTTTGAGTCAGGCTTTTGCCCTTCGGCATTGATTTTATCAGCTCGATCAATTCCATAATTCCTCCGTGTTTTTCCAGCTTTCTCCGCGCACGATAGCGGAGATGGTCTGTACGCTGACCCCGAACTGCCGGGCGAGCGTGGTGAAGGTCCAGTTCTCCGCCGCGTGGAGGCGGCGGATTTCCCTGACTTGTTCCGGGGTGAGCTTGTGGCCCGCGCCACGCTCGCTGCTGATCGTGGCGTGCGGCGGGGCTTCGTCGGGGAGGCCGGCTTTTCGCCTGCGCAGAATGGAGGCTGAGCGGCGCTTTTGCAGGCGCTGAGCTTCGCGCCGCTCTTCCTCGGATTTGTATTTGGGTGGGCGTGCCATCACTTGCGATAGTGAAGCCGTCCGTCCTGGGCGGTGTCCAGGATCGGATGCCGATTCTGGAACTTGTCCGCCTCGTCGGTATCCGTGATTAGTACTGGTTCCGACCAGTATCCCGTGGTTGTCAGGTACGCCTCGGTGGCCTGGCAGGTTTTGAACTCTTTGGATTGCCGCTCGGCAATCCAATCGTTGCGCTGGGTATTTCCGATTGTCGCTTTTGCCATATTTCCTCCGTGTGTCGGTTGAGATGCGCGGGATTGTACCCCGCGCCTGATTGTAACGCCAACACCGATCCGTACTTGATCGGTTTGGCGGAATTATTTGCGCTTGTCTTTTTCGGCGGCGGCGCGCGTGAAGTCCCCGCCGTCGCACCAGTCCTTGAATGGTTGAATTTTGAACCGCAAGGGACCTCGCTCTTTGCCTCCCAGCCGGACGACTACGTCCGGACAGGGGAGCCTCCCCTCCCGGTTCCAGCGGTACAGCACGCCGACCGCGATGTCGGCCCATTCGGCGGCTTGCCTCGCTCTCCAGTAAGGGCCTACTGGCGTGAAGCGCGCGGGCTTTGCTGCCTTCATCGCTTTTCCTCCTTTCGGATCTGCACGGCAATCCTTGCCTCCGTGATATGCCTGCCTTTCACGGCGGGCAATCGCTCAACCTGCGTGAGCGCCTTGCTGAGTGCGCTGTGGAGCGAGGACGCCTTGGTCTCGACGCTCCACTGCGCGTGCGCTGCCGGCAGTTCCGGCAGCGTGACGACGATCGAATAATTTTTCATGTGACCTCTTTCTTACAGGCAGCACTTTGGAATCAGCCTCTCGCTGCAAATCGAATTTGTCGGTTGGGCTGGCATTGCGCCAGCCCGTGAAGGTCTTCACCTGAAACTGTCCCGCGCGAAGGCGGGCCCTGATGATGCGTTGATTCTTCGTTCCGGCCTGCCAGTGGCAGGCTTGCCGCAGATCACGTGCTCGTTGATCCTGCGCACAAGCTGGTTGGTTGTCATGCCTTACCTCCCTGCGCCTTCACACGTGACTTGCGCTCTTCATCCAGAAGCTGCGCCACCTGTGCGAGCTCCTGCTGATTGAGCGATGCCAGCGTGGAAGCCGAATCGCTTGTGATCACGATATCGAGCGCCGAACTGATCCCGGCCCGCAGGGTCGTCTCGTCCCAGCCGAGAAACTCAGCCAGACTTTGAATCTGGCCAGCTTTTCCTGGGAGCCGCGCCTGCTTTGCCGTCGGCGCGCCGGGGGTTGGAGGTGGCGAGCCTTGCTGCTGCTGTCTCTGATTGGGTTCTGCCTTCAGTTCAGTTTCGATGATCTCGCCATCATCAGTTACCTCCGCGCCCATTTCGTCGGGCGTGTACAGTCCCAAAATTGCGTCTGGGAATGTTGCGCGCGCGGCGTCCGCGACTGCGCGCCATTTGTACATTGTCGCCGCCTGTTTTCGATAGTTGTCCTTTGCGCCCAGCCCCATCGCCGCCGCCTCTTTCGGGCCAAAGCGCGCTGTGTAGGTCGTGCGTCCGCGTCTTTTGATTGCGCAGGTTGCGCCCATTTCGCCCGTCTCGATTTTAATGTCCTCGAGCTGGCCCGACCTATTGATGAGGGCGAGCATGAGTTGTGGTGAGATTGTCGGTTTGCCCTGTATCACATTGATTGTGTTTAGGGCGGCCATCGTTCCTATGCCGAGCTCTCGCCCGGTTAGGATAATGGCCATCGCCTGCTCTGGCGTTTTTATGGCTTGTGGCAAAAAACTGGACTTGAGCAGGATCGTTGCCTGATCGCGGATTACCTGCCAGTCATTCAGGCCGTTGCCGTTGCCGGCTAGTTGTAATGCTTCACTCATATTTCTCCTCGTGCGAGGTAGCAGCAATCCCTGCTCGCCTGGCTGCCTCGCTATTTCTGATGTTGCCCTCTCTTCAATCCGCTCGCCTGGGGGAGCGGCCAGATGTAAGTAGGCCCAGGCGTACCGCTCTGTGCAGCGAGAGCCAGAGCCGTCGCGCGTCCACTTGCATCCCGCGCTCGAACGCCTTGCGCGTTTTTCGCGCGCAAGTTTCATCTACCAAAAAGTGTCCCGCGCGAAAGCGCGCGAGTAAGGTATTGAAATTTCCCATATTCATTTTGTCTTCCTCCGCGTTGCTGTCACTGCGCGCCGCCGCTGAACTCAGCGCCGGCCATTTCCCCGCGAATCGCGCTCGCGGGAATATTTACTTGTGCGTACCAGAGCCCGCGCCGGAAGCGGCGAAGCTGTGATCGTGGGATTTCGACCTCGATCACGACCACATCCGCGAGGCGCGCCCCGTGCTTGCGGATCGTGTGCAGCACCGCCCAGGGCGAGGCCGAGGGCGTGTGCAGCCACACGCCCTTGATCTTCGCCTCGGGATCGGCCTTATCCAGGCGGAATCCCTGCCGCGCGATTGCTGCTGCTGCCTTTTTGGTTGTTGCGTGCCTCAGTTTCATGTGTGCCTCAATGCCCGCGCCTGGTAGCGTAGTCCAGGCGCGGGGCTTGCAGCTTGCCCCCGGGACGCGGTGACCTGGCGCGTACTGCTGTGCCCAGCCGGTTTTCGACTCGCAAGGCGCTACCCGTGCGAGCTGGTCACAAACCTTAACTATTTAATTTGCCATTGCCAGCGACCAGTCCAGCTTTTCGATCTCGCGCTGCTCGCACGAATCGCAGTGCAGATCGTCCAGCGCCTCGCAGCCCTGGAAGCCGCATTGCCAGAGCCCATGATGGCCGGGGCAAAAGTGAGAGTGGATCCGCACGGGTGAGGCAGCAGCAGCGGGAGCCGAAGCCCCTGCAATCACCGGCTCATCGCTGAGCAGAGCCGCCGCCACGTGATAGCAAGGGAGCGGGGCATTCCGCCCCTGCGGCGAGCCGGCATAGCAACCGCAGGCAGCCCACAAGCCGCCTGCGTGCAACATAAGCACTACGCGGGTGAACCGGCCGTCCGACCTGCGCACATCGTATTCCTGCTCACTCGCGCGCCGCACCGTGGGCTGCACCTCGCGCGCCTTCCGAAAAGCCTTCACGAAATATCTGCTCTGAATCCTGATCATGATTTCCTCCGTGTTGCGCGCGAATGTGGCCGCGCGCGTGTACCGTTTGTCTCGATCTGATGGCACATTATTACATATGTGAATACGTGTCGTCAAGCACAAAAAAGCAACAGAAAGAAAAAAAAAGAACGAAACAATGACCCACCGACGAAACACGGCGGAGCCTGCGCGCAGTGTGCCCCGTGCCGCAAGCGCGGCACAGCCACAGCCAGCGCGAGCACCAGATCGGAAGCGGCAGCCGCACGAGGTGTGCGCCCACGCCCCGCCGATCCGGCCGCAGCCAGGCGAGCGAGACCCGACCTGATCGCCTGAATTCCAGCCGCGGCGCGGCGACAGCCCACCAAGCCGCGAGCAGCCAGGCCAAAAAGAAAAGAAGCGAAAGAAAGCGCACGCGAAACCCCCAAAAAACGACAGCGGCGAGGCGAGTTCTGAACCATCCAGCCGCCGACCCGATCATCCGAAAAGCGAACCCGCCGGCGCGGAAGAAGCGCGGGGCAGCCAGGGCCCGCCCGCCCACCGCGAGGCCGGACGAACCGACGCCCGCAAGGCAGCCCGGCGCGAAGCCACGCACGCGGCGCAAGGCAGCCCCGCGCCCGACGACCAGCACGCGCCGGCGCAAACCGAGGCAGGCGCGGACGAACCCGCCGGCGAGGCAGCAGCAACCCGGCCCCGCCCGCCGCACGCCGGGCAAACGACCGCGCCAGGCAGCAGCCCAGCGCCAGCGCACGAAGCGCAGCGCGGAAGAGAAGCGGAAGAAGAGCGAGAAGAAGAAGCCACGGCCACCCCCAAAAGGAAAGCGCCGGCGCGACCGAGCCACGCCGGCGGGAAACGAAACGATCAGGCCAGCCCGCGAACGCGAGCCAGCGACGAGCAGGAAGCCCAGCCGAAGCCGCCGCAAACCGAGCAGCCACGCGCAGGGCGCAGGAAAAGGAAGGCCAGCCAGAGACCAGCCGGCGCACAACCAAAGAGACGAACGAAAGAAGAAGCGGACATGAAGCACCCCCAGGAAAAGGCCAGCAGCCGCGCGCGGAACCGACCGCACCAACCACCAGCAACCACCGCCACCAACACACACATATTAACACCTGTGCACACGTGTGTCAACAACCAGAAGCAAAAAAAGAAAGAAAAAAGAACGAAACAATGACCCACCGACGAAACACGCGCGAGCGCCCGACGCCGGAGACCGGCGGGCGCGGCCGCCACCGGGAAACCCGCAGCCCGCGCGACCGCGAGCCAGGGCAACGCGAAGCAAAGAGAGCGAGCGACCGGCGCGCCAACGGCGACGCCGGCGCGGCAAAACCACGCACGCGCGCGGCCACCCGGAACGCACGAACAAAAGCACCAGCCCGCACGACGCCAGCCACGGCCACACAAACCACACACACGAACAGACCATGACGTTCGAAGGGAACCCCCTGCCTGGTGAGTGGTCCAACGTCCGAATCCCGTGGACTGCTCGCGGGATACAAGCCAACGTCCGCGTCACAGACGCAAAGGAAAATTGTATGGAAGCCGCGGCGCTTTGGCCGCTTCCGAATCTAACGGCGCTTCGCCTTCCGAATAGAGGAAAAATGTGGGACGCGCTCTTCCTGCACGTCGAGGGCCGCGCCGCTGCCGCCGCTTGCAACTTCCCGCACGTCCAGGTGGAAGGCGGCAGTGGCGCGGCCCTCTCTTCTGCTCTGGGCGCGTTCCACATTTTTAGCCCGGTAGGGCGTTGTCTAAATGGAAGCCGCGCAGCATCCGATCAGCCCCGGAGCGGGCGGCAGAAACGTACGCCGGGACGGCCGTGCCAGCGCCCTTTCCCTCCGCCCGCCGCCGCCGCGCCCCGAAACTTTGAACTCTCTTTCGGGGCGCGGCGGTGGCGGGCGGACAGCCTTCAATCTCCGGACAGCGCGATAGCGAGGCGCTGTAAGCGAGGACCGTGCGAAGGGGGATGCTCAGGGCCTCGGCGTCAGGCGTGGCCCGGCCCATCCATCCAATACGTGTGCTCCTGCCAACTGTGAGAAAAGCCGCGGCGCTTTGGCCGCATCCACGCGAGTCTCCCCCGATCTCGACCGGCGGCAAGAGCGGGAATCAATCTGGAGTTGGCAGCAGCAGCAGCAGCAGGAGTTCGAAGGGGAGTGGCTGAAAAGCGAAAGGGCCGCACACGGAGATGGCGGCCCTTGATCGAATCGCGGCGCTCCACGGAAGTAAAGCGCCAAATGGTGGACGTACTATACCACGAACGAAACGGATTGCAAGTCGTGTAACATGCGCGAGGAGGGGGGGTCATTTCGTATGGCGGATTTGCTCAAACTGCAGGCCGGCCTGCAACGAAACGTGGACATCGAGAAGCGCGTGGATCAGGTGGAGCGTGCGGCGCGGAAGATCTTCCGCGCAATCTCGGACACCGAACGGCTGAACTTCTCCCTGGACTATGTGTTTCTCGATGAGCGTGTGGGCTGGCTTGAAGAAGAGCGCCGCCGTCTGGATGCGAAATACAAGGAGCTCAAAGCGGCGATCATACGGGAGCTTAGTGAGTGTGAGCGGGAAAAGGCTCGGCTGCTGAGTGCGATGCGGTATGGGGAGATTGCCGAGCCTGTGAGTGAGGAAGCGGCGGCGGCGGCGGCTGCACCGACGAATCTTCTTACTCCGTCCCAGGAATTGCAGCAGCAGCAGCAAAAGCAAAAGCCCGGACGTTGATCCGGGCCGTGCCGCTCGCGTGATGTGACTCTATCGCGAGCGCTCGTTCGCCCTTTACGGGCTATCGATTTGTGGGAGTGCTTTCGCCCTCCCGGTTCAGCAGTGTCCTCAGCCATTAGGGTATTTACCACTGCCAGTTGATTGCATCCTACACCTCGGGCCGTGAATGGCGCAACTCTCTCATCTGGAGACCGAGACCGAGACCGCGTGCGGTGGGATGCCGTGGAGAACTGGGCAGCGCGGGAGCCAGCCGCCAGTAGTGCGGTCCGCGTGACAAAGCGGCGGCGGCTGGCTCCCGCGCGCGCAAGCAGCCCGAGACGTGGAGAGCCGCAGACCGCGCGTCACATCCCGTGTCACGTGAAACCAATCGTGACAATTGGATTGATTGTGCGGGCCGGATCGTGTAAGACTTACACAGTGAACCTGATGATTCTTTTGTGAATCCTTTCTGGTCGGCGATCGCTGGGGGCATCGGTGGGTCGCCGACTTCTTTCTTTGGAGGGATGGAATGTCCTACCTCGATGTGGCGATCCCCTTGGTGATCACGTTGCTCGTGCGCACGGTCAAGAATCCGAGGAGTGCCGCGGCTCGTAAGCTATGGGCCGCGGTCGCTGCGTTGCGTGATGCGTGTGAGCAGTTCCTTTCGCTGGTGCCTGCGCCATCGAAGGCGCAGTCCAGCGCCGCGCATCTCCATTTCCGCTCACAGCGTAGGGCTGTGGCTGATTTGTTTGGGGAGGATGAGTGATGGTTACACCACAGGACTTTGCCGCGCCGGCGCTCACCAGTGATGGAGGATGGGCGATGTCGGCTGATCTGCCTGTTGCTGCTCTCGTTGATGAGGATGAGCCGGTGCGCACAACTGATCCGCTGCCGCGCCCCGCGCGTAACATCCGGATGGTGATTGATCTCGCCGCGGTCGATCACGATGCGCTGACGCTGGCGCTGCAGGAGATTGCGGCGGACTGGATTCCCAGCGCTGAGCCGTTGATGGGTGGCGGCTACTCGTACAACTACATTGTCCGATCTGTGGTAGCAGTGGATGCGTGCGCGCTGGATTGATTGTGTGCGCGGTCTGGGGGCGCTGGAGTGGGCGTAATTTGCTCCATTTCTACGCGTCCCACGTGTGTGCTGTAGTTGGCGGGGACTCACCGTGACGGAAATCTGCTCTCGGGTTTCGAGGTTTTTCGAGGTGAATGGCGAAGTTGAAGCCAAAAAAGCAGGCCAACCCGGCGAAGCGCAGGGCAAAGAAGCTTTCGAAGCCCATGCCGCTGCGCAAGCGGGTCACTGTGCCGCCGCCGATTGCGGACCCCAATGCCGCCCGTCTGACCGACGAGCAGATGGATCTGCTCCTGATGCTTCTGGCGGCGGGGACCCGGGAGCGGGCGCTCCAGGATTTTTGGGGGATGGTTTATGGTCGGAAGCTGGCGAGCTCGACGCTCAGTTACCACAGGCAAAAATGCCGCGAGGAAATCGCGGCCCGGAAGCTTCAGCGTACGGAGGCTGCGCTTGCATCTGGCCTGGCGCTGAAAGCTGAGCGGGTGGCGGCACTCAAAGAGCATGCGGAGTTGCTTGGCGCGATCCGCTTCGCGCCTTCGAAAACGGGCCGGCTCTTCAATGAGAAGGCCTGGCGCGAAACGCTCGAAGACATCGCGATCGAGATGGGCGAGCGCAAGCCGAAGGATGCGGTGACCGGCGAGCAGACGATCAAGGTTTATGTCGGGATTGACCCGAAGAGGGTGTGATTATGGATACAGGTTACAAGTTCGAGATGCAGCAAGCTGTGAAACTGGTTGGGTCTAGCGAAACTGGCAAGATTATCGGTCGTGCCGAATTCTTGACCACTGAGCGGTCTTACCTGGTTCGATATATGGCTGGTGACGGACGGCAGGTTGAAGTTTGGTGGGCTGAGTCCGCGCTAGAGGTCTACGTCGGGATTGATCCTGAGAAGGTGTGACGATGAAACCTGTTTCTCCAGTTCTACCTGGTGTCGAGTTGCCGGAGATTGTCTTTGCCGAAGGGCAAGACGAATACGCTTCGTTGCCTGCGTTCCGGCAAGCGGATGGCACTGTGCTCACGCGATGGAGGCTTTCGTGGCGAGAGCGTCTGCTCGCCTTCTGGCGGGGTGATGTCTACCTGTTTGTCCTGACATTTAACCAGCCACTGCAACCAGTGGCGCTTCAGGTGGAGCGACCGTCGCGGTCCTGTCCCTGAATGGAGGTTTTATGTTTCACGTTACCAATGGCTTGTTTTTCCAGAAGCTGGATGGTTCAGTCAAGATCATCAAGCGTGAGAGTGCAGAGGCTGATGCTCCTGTGCTCTTTGAGCTGGGGTCAAAAGGAGAGCAGTGATGATGAGTCAATATCCAGAAATGCGGTATGGCGGCACGCGTGTTTGCGAGGAACGTGGTGCGCAATTGTCTGAGTCATTGGTTGGCGCATTCCATCTGACTGATGGCCTGTTTTTCCAGCGATGCGTCGGCGGCTCTGTTCGGATGGTGAAGCGTGAGAATGGAAGAGATGGCGCTCCCGTGCTTTTTGAGATCACGGTTGATGCGAGTGCCTGGGCCAGCATCATCGCGTCGATGAGCTTTTACGGTGAAGAGAATGGCGGTTTCTATCGTGCGATGAAGTTTCATGCCAATGAGCCGCTTCCCGCCGGCGTCATGCTTCAGGAGTAAGGCAGCAGCAGCAGCAATGTCTCTTCTCTCTCTCTTCTTTATGGCGATCGTGGTGGTCCAGGGCGGGCAGGTCGAGGCCACGCCGGACCAGCGGCCGTATGAGCCTCGCGGCGCGGCGATCGAGGCGTTCTACGCTCGCGATGCCGAATTGCTGATGAGCGGGCCGGCGGGCACGGGCAAAAGCAGGGCGCTCCTGGAAGTCCTCCATCTGCGTGCGAGCAAGTACCCAGGCTCGCGCCATCTGATCGCCCGGAAAACACGGGCGTCCCTCACTGAGAGTGGCCTCGTGACCTTCGAAGAGAAGGTCCTGCCCCAGAACTCCCCTGTCAGGTCGGGACCTCAGCGCAGGTACCGTCAGGTCTATACCTATCCGAATGGCTCTGAGGTGATCGTTGCCGGGATGGATGATCCGGCAAGGATCATGTCCACTGAGTTCGACACGATCTTTGCCCAAGAGGCAATCGAGTTACGGGAAGAGGACTGGGACAACCTGACGACGCGCCTGCGCAACGGCGTGCTGCCGTATCAGGTCCTGAACGCGGACTGCAACCCGGGATCGCCTCGTCACTGGCTCAAGAAGCGGTGTGAGGCTGGCAAATGCCGGCTGCTCGAATCGCGGCACGAAGACAATCCATTGCTCTTCGCAAAGTCCGGACTAACTGAGTATGGCTCGGCGTACCTCTCAAAGCTCGATAACCTGTCTGGTGTGCGATACCTGCGGCTTCGCAAGGGTCTGTGGGTGATGGCTGAGGGGATGGTTTACACGGACTGGGATCCGGCTATTCATTTGATCGACCGCTTCGACATCCCTGAGAGTTGGCCGCGGTACTGGGTGGTGGACTTTGGCTTCACGAATCCATTCTGCTGGCAGGCATGGGCGGAAGATCCGGACGGGCGGCTCTACCGCTATCGGGAGATCTACCGTACCAAGTCCCTCGTTGAGGATCTTGCCCCGCTGATTCTGGCGAGTGTGGCTGGCGACCCCGTGCCGGCGGCCATTGTCTGCGATCACGACGCCGAAGACCGCGCGACGCTCGAACGCCACCTGAAGATAGGAACCATTGCCGCCTACAAATCTATCAGCGACGGACTGCAGGCAGTGGCTGGGCGGCTGAGGAAAGCGAAAGATGGGAAGCCGAGACTCTTTCTACTCCGTGATTCGCTCGTGGAGCGGGATTTGGATTTGGCCGAGGCGAAGAAGCCCTGCTGTACGGAGGAAGAGGTTGAGTCTTACGTATGGGCGGAAAATGCCACCGGCGTGAAGGAAACACCGGTTGGCCGGGATAACCATGGGATGGATTGCCTGCGCTACATCGTCGCCTATGTGGATTTGCAGTCGAGCCAGGGAGTGTACGTGTGACGTGGAGGGACCGCGCAAAAGCTTTCTGGCGGGCGGGCGGGCGTGAGCGACTGCTATCTCCCTCTTCTCTCGACGATCGATCTTTGAAGCATGCTTTTGATTCAGCGCGGGTTGGTGTGCAGGGGCTGGCTGCGTACCCGTCTACGAATATCAACAGTCTGGTTTCGTGGCACCGGCGCAATGAATTGGTTTATGCGTGCGTAAGGAAAATCGCGGAGGCTGCGCTCGATCCGGAGCCGATCGTGGAGCGGGCTGGGAAGGCTGGGCAGTGGACTGCTGAGCCGGGCCATTCGCTTCGCCGGTTGCTGCTGCGTCCGAATGAAGAGATGGATGGCGCTCAGTTTCTGCAAAGCTGGTTGGTAAGTGAGCAGGTTGCCGGCGCGTTCTACGCGGAGATTGTGCGTGGGAAGGGAAGTGATAAGCCGGTCGAGCTCTGGCCGCTTGATCCGGCGAAGATGGCTCCTGTGATTGCCGGCCGTCGCATCACCGGCTATGAGTGGAAGAGCGGCGGCGAGACTGTCAGGTTTGCCTCGCGAGATATTTTGTGCTCGCGGCTGACTGACATCTCGAACCGGTATCATGGGCTGGCTCCACTTGGCGTGGCTCTTGGTTCTGTCGAGGCTGACTCTCAGCAGACGGATTATGTCCGGGCGTTCTTTCAAAATGCGGGGGTCCCGAGTGGGATCATCAAAATCAAGGGCCGCGCGCTCACCGAAGAGCAGGCGCGGAAGATCCAGGAGCGATGGGTCGACCGTTACGGCTGGGGCGGGGAAATGGAGCGCGGGCCGGCTGTGCTCGATGAGAATGCCGATTATCAGAAGATCGGCAGTGACCTGAGTGAGATTGAATCGCAGACGCTGCGCGCTCAGATTGAAGCCCGCATCTGCGCGGTCTTTGGCGTGCCGCCGCTGCTGGTCGGTGCTTTCGTCGGTCTGCTCTACGTCAACCAGCGCGGATCAGCTAAGGAATCGCAGCGTGACTTCTGGATGAACACGATGTCGCCCTTGTTCAAGCGGCTGCGGACCTTTCTGACCTGGACGCTCTTGCCGGAGTGGGAAGGTGGTAAGGCGGTGCTCTCCGAATCTGTGCGGGTGAACTGGGATATGGACCAGGTGATGGCCTTGCAGGAAGAGATTGCTTCCCGCTCACAGCGTGCGCGAGAGGACTTCCGTGTTGGCCTGCTTACGCTCAACCAGGCGCTCAGCGTGCTCGGTTATCCGCCACGCCCGGATGGTGATTACTACCTCCGGCGTGTAAACCAGATCCCGATTACGCCGGATGTGATCAGGCGGCAGCTTGAGGCTGCTGCTGGCGTGACTGCGTCCGCGATCAGCCTGGTATTGACCGGCGCCCGCAGGCCGGAAGAGGTGACTGAGGAAACGGCCGGCGATGCGGGTGAGAAGCGTGCTGGCGGACGCGCGCGCAAGTCCTTCGACTGGGATGGCGTCGCCTGCTGGCGGGAGCCAAATGACCTGGAGCGCAAGGCTAACGTGCGCGCGACGGGCGCGGCGATGGATGCGGGCCGGGCTGAGATCGAAGCGTGGCTCCTCATTGTGCGCGGGGTGTTGATCGCGGAGGCCGTGCGGAAGCTTGCGCAACTGGCCCCGCGCGACTACCACAAGCTGGTGCTCGATTGGCCGCAGTCTTCCCATGCCGGCGTGCGGGATCGCGTGGAGAGGCTTTATGTCGATGGGCGAGCGCTGATCCGTCAGGAACTGCAGCGCCAACGCTTCGCCGGCGCTGATGAGAAGCGGCTTGAGGAGATTAGGCCGCTGAAGGGCTTGAAGGTCGGCGAGGTTGACGAGACGGCGTTGGATCGCCTGGCCGAAGCGACGATTAGTCGCGTGCTGAATGACGTGCAGGCCCGGGCGGCAGCAGCAGCAGCACACCTCGTCTCGCTGGTCAGCGCGGAGAAATTGCAGGACGCGGTGCGTGCGCAACTGGAGGGCCAGAGCACCGCGTTCCTTTCGCGCGCGGCATCCGAAGCGGCGAATGTCGCCGTAAATTTGGGCAGGGCGGCGGAGGGCCGGCTCTATGCGGCGAAGCCGAAGGCCGTGGGGGTGATAGTTGAAGGTTGGGTGTATACGTCGGTGCTCGATGCGCGCACCTGCGACCCGTGCACGGACGCGGACGGGATGATGGCGGAGCTCGAGGAAGATCTTCCGATGGTCCCGAATCCTGAGTGCGGATCGGGCTATGGCGCGTGCCGGTGCATTCATATTCCGATAGTTGGAGGGGAAAGCGATGGCTGAACGCGAGTTCAAGAATCTGCCGCAGTTTGTGAAGGGGATTGAGGGCCGGACGGTGACTGGCATCGCTGCTGTGTTCGGCAATGTGGACCTGGGCGGGGACAGGCTCTGGCTCGGCGCTTTTGCAAAAACGATTCGTGAGCGCGGCCATAAGGTTTTACATCTCTGGAATCATGGTTCGGACGGCTTTGATTACTTTTGCACGCCTCCGATTGCCGTCGTGCGCTCACTGCGCGAGGTTGGGCGCGATGCGCTGCCGGCATCTGTGTTCGAGAGCGCGCCTGATGCGGTTGGCGGCCTGGAGGTGGCGCGCGAGTACCTCGGTACGCCGCGCGGCGATGAAGTATTCGAAGCGATCAAGGCTGGCGCGCCAATTGAGATGTCCTTCGGCTACGACTCTATCCCCGGCAAATATGATTTCGAGGTTGTGAATCAGAGAGAAGCGGCTGAAACAAGGGTGAGGAACCTGCGCGAGGTCAGGCTTGAGGACACGTCTGATGTTCTGCGGGGCATGAACCCCGCGACATCCGTCGCGGGTAAATCCGTGGAGAACTGTGCCGCATTGGTCCGGCGCGTTGAAACTGTGATCAGCGAGTTCAAGTCCGGCAAAGCTGAGTTTGCTGAGTACCTGTTGAAGCTCCGCGTGCTGCTCTCTGAGTTGCCGCTCGCGGGAGAAGGTCCTGCGCCCGCAACTGAGATCAAGGGCGCGACCGGCGCGATGGATTTGCCACTGGCTGCGCGAGATCGTGACTGGGACTCGGATGTGGCGCGCGGGCGTGTGCGGGCTTGGGCCGGGGCCGAAGACGAGCCGAATGGCGACTACCGAAAGGCTCACTTCTGGTATGATGCTTCGAAGCCGAAGGATTTCGGGAGCTACAAGCTCCCGTTCGCGGATGTGATTCGTGGGGAACTCATGGCGGTTCCCAAAGCGATCTTTGCCGTTGCGGCCGCTCTGCAGGGCGGGCGCGGCGGAGTGGACATTCCCGCTGACGATGCGGAGGCCGTTCGGGGCAAAGTCGAACGGTACTATGCAAAGATGCGGCGTGAATTCGAGGACGACACAATCCTCGTTCCCTGGGATGAGAGCAAAGCTGCTCTCACTCCCGAACCTGAAACTGTGCAACCCGAAGAGCGCAGCCGAGCCGATCAGCCGTCAATCAATAACTTCGATTGGCGCTCATCACTCACTGACAAGCTGAATCAGTTGCGTGAGATAGAACTGATAACTTGAGGTGAGACATGAGCGACAGAATAAAAGGCTTGAGGGCCAAGCTCCTGAAGCTGGTGCAGGATCAGAAAGCACTGGCGGCGGAGCTCGAGGCCAAGGGCGAAGCTGCGACTGAAGAGGAACATCAAACCCTCGCGCATCGCATCACTGAAGCGAAGTGGCTGAAGGACCGGATTAGCGACCTTCAGTTCCTCGAAGACGCCGAAACTGAACTAACAGCGAATGAGCCGGGTGAGAGCAAGGGCAGGCGTAGCTTCGACGATCCGGGCGAAAGTCGGATCGATCATCGTCCGCGCTGGGGCAGCGTGAAAAACTTCCGGCGTGACACGAAGCGTGAAAGTTCCGAGGCTGCCTACCGCTTTGGGATGTGGGCCTCGGCACTGCTCGGCAAGTCGGAGTTGGCCGCGCAGTATTGTCTTGATCACGGCGTCAAGCTCATCGATGAGCAGGGCCGTGAATTTAAGACGATGAAGGAGTCGATCAACACCACGGGTGGGTATCTCGTGCCGCCTGAGTTCGAGAACGATCTGATCGACCTGCGCGAAGAGTATGGCGTGTTTCGTCGCTTCTCGCGCGTCACGCCGATGATGCGGGACACAAAGTCTTTAGGCCGCAGGATTGGCGGCCTGACCGCCTACTTCTCGGGTGAAGCCACGGCTCCCACTGAGTCGGAAAAGACCTGGGACCAAATCACTCTGACCGCGCGCAAGTTGATGACACTCACGCGGATTTCCTCTGAGCTCAATGAAGACATCATTGTCGCGCTGGGCGATGACTTGGCCGGCGAGGTCGGCTACGCTTTCGCCAACAAAGAGGATGAGTGTGGCTTCAATGGCGATGGCACGAGCACGTATGGTGGAATTGAAGGAGTTAGGAATCGACTGAAAACGGTCTACACCGCGTCGGGCGGCGTGGGCTTGGTTGTGGGCGCGGGCAACGCCTATTCGGAACTGACCTTGGCCAATTTCAACTCAGTAGTCGGCTCGCTGCCCGAGTATGCCGACAACCGTGTTACGCGCTGGTTCTGTGGGCGCTTCTTCTGGTCGACCGTGATGCAGCGGCTGGCGACGGCCGCGGGCGGCGTGACGGCGGAGGAAATCGAGGGCAAGCGGATGCGTACCTTCCTGGGCTATCCGGTCGAGACTTCGCAAGTGATGCCGAAGACCGAGGCGAATTCCCAGGTCCCAGTCGTATTCGGCGATCTGCGCCTGGCCTCGCGCTTCGGAGACCGCCGGCAGACGACGATCTCGATGAGTGAGCATCGTTATTTCGACACTGACGAGATCGGGATCAAGGGTTCGGAGCGATTCGATATCGTCGTGCACGATGTGGGCGACACCACGAATGCCGGCCCCGTGGTCGGTCTGATTATGGCGTCGAGCTAAGGGGGGTGCGGATGGCGACTAGGAGAAAGCAGGAGCGGGCGTCTTTCGAGACGCCCGCCGCGGCCGCTGATCAGCAGCAGCCGCAAGGTTACGTGCTCACCACTGTGCTCGATACTGGCAGACGCCTCGAGCAGTCGCTTGTGCTCCCGATCGAGGAGCTTGAGGACCTGGCTCAGCAGATTGGGCGCAACGGCATTAACTGGGTCGAGGGCCGGGCTTGGGTCCATTACCCCGCGCGCAGGGTCGTGAAAGTGACGATCCTGCGGGCCGAACATTTTGGAGGCTGATGATGATTGCGGCGCAAGACAAGAAAGTAATTGGGGTCACCTTTCCGGTGGCCATTGTGGATAATGCCTCGTGGACTACGGTTGAGATCGACACGCTCGGCTATGACTATGCTGAGTTCATCTGGGTCATGGGCGCGAATGATATTGCGGTGGCTGCGCTCAAGGTCCAGGAGTCTGATACGTCAGGGTCGGGCATGGCGGACGTGACTGGGGCAATCTTCGGCACGTCGGCCAATGACGCCGGCTCGACCTCGACACTTCCCAGCGCGACGGACGACAACAAACTGTTCTCGATCTGCCTCGACCTGACGAGGCGGAAGCGGTACCTCGATCTGGTGGCGACGAACGGTGATGGTACGGCTGGCGGGTTTAGCGTTTGCGTTTGCGTCCTCACGCGGGCCGAGCAGTCACCGAGCTCAGCCGCTGAGGCTGGTTACTCGCAGCGGTTGATCGTCTGAGGTTGATCGCATGAAGCTGAGTTTCTGGCGACAGAAAGAGCCACCGGTCGCAGGCCGGGCTGGTGTTACGGTCGAGGCTCCGCTCGACTCGTCAGCGCGTGCCTGGCTTCTTGCTGTCCATCTCAATGATGGCAAGAAGCTGGAGCGCGTGATGAAGGCGCCGCTCGATTCGACGCTTGAACGCGCGCGGGAGACCGCGCGCAATGGCGTCGAGTGGGCTGATGGTGAGGCGTGGCATTTTTACTCCGGGCGCGCTGTGCTCCGGGTGACTGTGAGGGCTTATGAAAATCCGACTGCTTAAGCCGTATCAGATGAGCAGCGTGGGCGATGTGCTTGATCCGGCGAAGCCGGTGGCGCTGCTGCTGATCGAGCGCGGCGTTGCGACCCTGTTCGTGGAAGATGCGCCCACTCAGATTGAGGAGCTGCCTGTCAGTACGCCGGCCGATCTCCCGAAACCCTCGGAAATTAAACAGGGTGGGGGAGTGGCGTCGAGACTTCGGCAGAAGCTTCGCCACCGGGGGCGCTGATGAAGGAAATCTCCGTCGCAACCTGTGAGGTTTCACGAACCTACTTCTGTGTCTTCTGTAGTCAGCCACTGGCTTGTTGTTTCTGTCTGGCCGTGGAGATGGCGAGGCCAGTCAATGGCGGTGATGCGGCCCTCACCGAGGCTGAGGTCAGGCTCCTGGCTGATGAGCTGCGGCGGCAGATTGATGATCAGATTTGCCGTTCATTTGCGGCGCTCGAAAAGGAGTATCTGTGCGGAGAATGAGCGTGCGCAATCTGCCAATCCGGTACCGTCCGGGTTTTGGTGACTGGGATGATGAATGGGCGACATCCTTGCGTGGCCAGCAACTCGGCGTCTATGGGACGCGGGTTGCCGACCATGTCGCCGGGCTGGTCGCCGGCGACACGCGGGAACTGCTCATTTACCCGATTGTCCCGGCGCTGCGCAGTGGGGCTGCGCGGACGGTCTCAACTGCCTGGCTCACGATCAAGGCGAGTCAGACGGCGGCGGACGCGACGGCGAACGCGACCTGGACTTCGTCGGGTGGGATGCAGTCCATCACGACGACGAACAACGTTGGCATTGGGCAGATCCTATCCGCCTCGACTCCGGAGTTGCGCTTTGATCTGACGGCGGCCAACACGGTCAACCTGACTGCTCGCCGCACGTACTACTTCGATTGCCAGATGAAGATGAACGATGGCGCGATCTACACGGTTGAGCGCGGCAGATTTGAGACCGGTCAGCAGATCACGATCGCGACGAGTTGAGGGATTATGAGCCTAACCAGGCATGACGGCTTGGGCAATAAGTTCAAGCTGAAGACAACTGAATCCGCCGAAGAGCACACGCAGCACGTGATCGTTGACGCCGGTGGCGGCGGCGGGACTCAGTACACCGAGGGCGATACCGACGCGACGATCACTGGCAACGCCATTCTCTGGGAGGATGCGAGCGACATCTTGCGCGCGGTCTCCGTGGCCAAGCCGCTGCCGGTCTCGGACGCGGGGGCGTCGCTTACCGTGGACGGTACGGTGACTGTGCAGGATGGTGGCAACGTCATTTCCGTCGATGACGCCGGAGCCTCTCTTAGTGTGGATGATGCGGGCGGTTCACTCACCGTGGACAACGGCGGTACGTTCGCCGTGCAGGAGAATGGGGCGGCGCTCGTGGCCCTCCAGCTGATTGACAACCTGGTGCTGGCTGAGGATGTGGTTGCCGGCAATGGGGATCCCGGAATCCAGTCCCTGGCCGTGCGTAAGGCGACGCCGGCCAACCTCAGTGGGACTGACGGCGATTATGAACCTTTGCAGATAAATGCGGGGCGATTGTGGACCTCAGCGACGATTGATGCCGCGCTCCCGGCTGGCGCGAATAATATTGGCGACGTCGATGTAGTGACCGTCCCGGCTCCTCTTTCAATCACTGGCGGCGGGACGGAGGTGACGGCTTTACGCGTCACACTGGCGTCTGATTCCACTGGGTTAATTTCGGTGGACGACAACGGCGGCTCTCTGACCGTGGATGGTACTGTGACGGCCTCGAACGCCACCGGCAACGTTGCGCACGATGCGGCCGACAGCGGCAACCCGGTCAAGTTCGGCGGCAAGGCGCTCACCACAAATCCGACCGCGGTTGCGGATGCGGATCGGGTGGACGCCCGGTTTGATGATCTGGGCCGTCAGGTCGTGGTGCTCAATCACGTGCGCGACCTAGTCACGCAGTCCACGATCACGCTCTCATCCACGACTGAGACGACGCTGCTCGCGGCTGGCGCGGCCGGCGTGTTCCACGATCTGACGCTGCTGATAGTCACGAACAGCAGCGCGACAGCCGTGCGCGTTGATTTCCGCGATGCGACCGGCGGCACGGTGCGCTTCTCGTTGGCGATCGCCGCCAATGGCGGGGCGGTCGTTCCTTTCGCCGTGCCCTGGACGCAGACCGCGGCGGCGAATAACTGGACGGCGCAGCTTTCGGCGGCCGTCACTGACGTCCGGATAGCCGTGCAAGCCGTGAAGAATGTGTAAGGTGCGTGAATTGTCAGCGAGGAATGAGGAATGAGCCTGCTTTCTCAAACAGTCACCATTGCCAGTGGGCAATCGTTGAGCGGGTCGATCTTTATCGGTCCGGGGCGAACCATTAAGGAAATAATCATGCCGTCGGCGTGGACGGTGGCGAACCTGAGCTTTCAGGTCTCGCATGACGGCACGACCTTCGTTGACCTGTATAACAAGGACGGCACGGAGACCGTCTACACGGCGGCGGCCTCGAGAGGGATCATCGCTGGGAGCGAGTTCTCCGGGACTCTCTACCTGAAGATCCGTTCCGGGCTTGCCGCTGTGGCTGTAAATCAAGGAGCGCAGAGAGATTTGCTGCTCATTATCGAACACTGAGGAGGAGTAATTATGCCAACGTATCCGCACATTGTCTGTTTGATCCTTTCACTGATTATCCCCGGCTGGGTTTGTCCGCACAGGTGATTTATGAGCTGGAGTTACGACCCTGCCGCTTTGGAGAAGTCGTTGAACTGGGTCAGGTTTCGCGTCGGCGACACCGACACAAACGACCAGCAGGTCTCCGATGAGGAGGTCTCTTCGCTGATTGCGCTGCACGACGATAAGTTTGAAGCAGCAGCAGCAGCAGCTAGTGCGATCAGTGCGAAGTACGCGCGCTTTCCGTCCCAGGAACAGGCCGAGCTCTATGCGGAGTTGGCTGAGACGATCAGGCGTGAGCGCCTGCCGGTTTATCTCTAAGTTGATTGGGTCGACCTTATGGCTCTGCGAACATCCATTACTAGGTACCCATTGGCCGGCGGCGCGGCGACCGTGATCACGCCGGCCTATGTGGACGTCTTCGCGCCAGGTCTGCGCGTTCCGCAGATTGTGGGCCGGAATGGCGGCGAGCAGGGCGTCACGGCTACGGTCTCAGTGCGCCGTAATGCTTCGCTGCTTGTCGGCGATGTCCTGAGGGTTGGCGCTGACAGCCGGCATCTGTTGGTGAGTCAGGTGGTGATGCGTCCGGCCGATGTCTTTCTGCTTTGCAAGGAGTTGGCCGCGCCGGTCCCTGACGAGTTCGAGAATGATGCGATCTCGGCTTTCTGGACTACGGCTGGCGCTGGCTGGACGGCTGAGCCGAAGACGGGGCGGCTCCAGCTTTCGCTACCCAATCTGACCGATCCTCCGGACTCATTCGTCTACCAGACGATCAGCAACGACTTCGATGTCTGGGCTGAGATCGTTGTGCCCGTGCCCTCTGCCGGCAACACCTATCTGACCTATCTGGCTGCGGTGAATCCTGCTTTCACCGAGGGTGTCTACGCGATGATCCTCTCGGACACGACGATCTACACCCGCCGATCTGATGAGACGGTGGGGCCGGGCGTAGTCAACGGGGCGAACGCGGTTGAGGTCAAATGGGTTCGCCTGCGGCGGACCGGCTCGGCGTTCCATGCCTACTACGCCCTGCCGCTCCCCTATGAGCCGATGGGTGAAGGCGATTGGGTGGGGCTCGTGAATGCGGGCGCGAAGTTTTCTTTGAGCGGGGCGGTGCGTCTGGGTCTCGGCGGCTCGAAGTTTTCGGCCTTTACGCCGAGCGCGTATTTCGTCTTCTTCCGCAATTGGGTGGGTCGGAATTGAGGCAGGTTGACACAAGATTATGGGTAGGTGGGATGGAATGCTGTGGCGCGCCTGCGTCCTCGGCTGCGCTCGTGCATGCCTGTAAGCACCCCTGTCACAGCAACCAGGTCTCAGGCAAGGGCCAAGTCTCGCCGGCTCATCCCTTATACCTGGCGGTGGAAGCCCCACGGCAATTGTTTCTGAACCTGATCGATCCGCCGCGGCCGCTCTTCAGGCCAGAGTCGTTTCTGATCTTTGCGCGCTGGATGGCTGGGCAGGTCTTGATCGATGCCGCGGTCACTATTCACTGCAATGAGGGGAGATCGCGGGCGCCTGCGCTCGCGCTTTTCTGGCTGGCGATCAGCGGGGCGATCAGGAATGAGAGCTTCGATACTGCTCTTGATGTGTATCTCGGGATAGATCGGGAGTTTCGGCCGGGGCGGGGGATTGAAAGGTTCCTACGCGAAAACTGGCTGGGCCTGCTCGATTTGTTGGCGAGGAACTGAGTTATGGCCGATACCGGATTTGTATTGGTTGGGACGGGCGCGAATGATGCTGCCTTCGGCTCTGAAGCCTGGATTAACCCGACGCGGGTCACGGCTGACGATAACTCGGATGCGACGAACTCCATGTCGCCTGGCGGTGGGAGCACGAACTATTTGAAGGGGACGAATCTCGGCCTCGCGATTCCTGCCGGGTCCACGATCGACGGGATTGAGGTTCGGTTTGAATGGTGGAGCTCCACGGGTGGGGAAAACTGCACGCTTACCCGCTGCCGTATGGTGAAAGCAGATGGGACGATCGGGACGACTGATCGTTCTGATGGCGGGGTGGTTCCCGGTTCGAGGACGCTCAAGACACTGGGTGGCTCGACTGATTTGTGGGGCGAGACCTGGGCTGAGGCGGATGTCGAGGACATCGATTTTGGGTTTGTCATGGCGATCAATAAGACTTTTAGCACTGTCATTGAGGATCTTGAAGTCGATGCGATGTGGGTCAAGGTCTACTACACCGAGGCCGCCGCGGGCAGTGCGAAGAGCCTGATGCTCCTGGGCGTCGGGCGGTGAGGGTTGTTTATGAATAGCTTGAAGGTTAGATTTCTGGTCGCCTGTTTTGTGCTTCTGGTGGTTGTGCCGGCGCTGCTGAATTCCCAGCACCAGCATGGGAAAGATGGGCCGACCTGGGCCGCGCGTGCAGAGGCAAAGCCGCAGGCGGGCCTCTTCGGGCCGAGCGGGCTTCCGTTCGGCGCGACGATCGTCACGCTTGATGCGAAGAATCGGCTGTTTATCTTCAATGGCAGTCGCTTTATTCCGGTCAACGGCGGCAATGGGTTCGACGGTCAGTTGATCGGGATTGATTTTCGTCCGGCTGACAGGAACCTCTATGCGCTCAGCGACCAGGGGTCGCTCTACCGGATCGGCCAGGCGGGCGCGACGAGCAGGCTTTCACCGCGCTTTGCCGGCGGCGTCCAGTCGTTGATGGATTTCAACCCGGTGGTGGATGCGATCCGGTTGATTGGCAGTAATGACCAGAACTTCGCGTTGGTGAGCCAGGGCGGCTTGTTCAACGTTACCGCGCCGCAGACGGCGATCACATACGATCCGGCGGATGTGAACGCCGGGCGTGACCCGAATCTCTGCGGCGGCGCCTACACGAACAATGTGGCTGGTGCGGCAAACACGATCTTCTATGCGATCGATTACGATCTTGATGTGCTCGTGACGATCTCTTCGAAGAACGCGACCGGCAGCAGCAACACAGGCGGCGGAAAGCTGCGGACGATTGGCCAGATCGTGAATGGGAACGGGCAGGCCGTGAATTTCACGAGCATCGCCGATCTTGACGTCTATACTGATGCGCAGGGTAACAACACATTAGTTGGTGTTAGTAGTCAGTTACTCTTTGTTGCCGACCTGGGTCAGATCGATCCGAACCTGCCGTTTGGCCGGAGACAGCCGGTGGTCGCGCGTTTCGTCCTGTTAAATGACGGCGGGTTTATTGATTTGGCCATTGCGCCCTTTCGGAGGTAAGGCGATGGCATTTCAGCCCTGGATGGTAATGGTTGCGATTGCGGTGTTTTCGTCGGTGACTGCCGCCTTCGGCGCGTACTGGGGCGTGCGCCTGTCACTGGTGAAGATCGAGGAACAGATTCGCTTCCTCGATTTCCGCATCACAAAGCTCGAAGATTTTCAGCGCGAGACCGGTCGGGCAGGGGACTGATGCCTGGCTCGGATTGAGCAGGAGAATTGATATGATATGGGCGTGCCGCGCGGTTTCGGGGGAAGCCGTGCGGCAATTGAGAGCCAGGCGCTCGCCTGGCAACGTGCGCGGCAAGGGCTGGTCAATGGGTTCGTGTGCGACCGCGTGCGTAAGGGCAACGTGCCGCGCAGCCGATCGCCAGGCCGTCTGAGTCCTGGCAGGCGCGGCGATGGATCCGGCCGGGCAAGTTGTTGTGGCTTCCCGGCCTTTTTTTCGTGTTGCCGGACTTCCTTATCCCTGTCCCTTTGCGGCGATGTCTCCGGAGGCATCGTCACTTCAATTTCTGTCACCGGGTGAATCTCCCATGCCGTCCCCCGGCTTCGCCGGTCGCGCGCATGGGCGGCATCGAAGAAGAGCCAACCCCGAATCCGCACTTTCTTTCCCACCAGCTTTTTTGCGTCAGAAAGCCCTACGTTCAATTTTTCCTGGCCGCGAGGGGTAATCTCCGCAATCACCCATTTCCGCTTGTCCAGCCTTTGCCTGGCGCGAGGGACTAGGGCAATACGCAGGTCTCTCAGATCACTCCGCCCACAATTCACGGCTTCACGTGGGCCACGGCTCACACTGGCCACGTAGCCGGTTGCGGTTGCGCCTGCGGACTGGTCGAGGTCGGCAGGCGATTGGGCGCTGAGCATGCGGGAGAGGGAAAGGCGAGGGGCGCGTGTGGGCGGCTCCGTGCGATTCTTGAGCAGAGCTTGCTGTTGCTGCCTTTTGGTTTTGGCTGTTCCGCAGATTGAGCAGCCGCGAAAGGTGGGCGCGCATACGTCGGCCTCCTGTGCAAGGGTAGGCTTGAGCAGCAGCAGCAGCAGCAAAGTCTTGGGAGCCCGCATCACGCGGGGAGATTAGAGCCGGCCGGGCTGGGTGTAAATGAAAAAGCCGCTGACCTCGAAAGGAAAGCGGCTCTTGCGCTGAAGCGTCTAAAAATGTCTCAATCCCAAGCTGGTTCGATCAAATGTCCAGCGCAGGCAGAATACTATCTGACCCGCGCTGGAATTGCAAGGGCGTTAGGCTGCGCGGAACGTGGAAATTGCGAACTCGAAGTCCGCGATTTCGTGGCGAGCCTTGCCGGCCTTCTCGCCGGGGTCGCGCACTCGGTATTTCAATTTCATGATGAGTAGGCAGTCGCCGTTGGTGACGACTGCCTGCTCGCGGCTGGTCTGGAGATGCACGCCGAATTCCTCGCGCAGAATTCGGAGGTTATCGCCATAGCCTATGTAGTTCTTGAGCTTCCGTACTGCGAGGCTCTCGCGCAGCAGGCTGTTGAACTCGGCCTGGGAGATTCGCCGAATTGTGTATGTGCCGTCGAGGGATGGCATCATCGCGGAGTTTAGTAGGTGGATCATGCTGTGCCTCCGCTCGCGAGTAGCCCCGCGATTTTTACTTCGATCTGCCTCGCCTCGCCGTTGGTGAGCAGGTCGACATTTGTCATTTGCCCGCCGCATCGAGCAGTGAGCCTGCGAAGGAAGTCGTATCCGGAGCCGCCCTCTGGGCCGATGTAGATGGCTGACAGGCGCACGCCTGCCGCTTTCAGCTTGTCTGCCTCGGCCAGGGCGCGCGAGGCATCGTCCGGCTCTCCATCGGAGAGCACAATGATGCGCCGCGAGCGATCTGTGAGCGCGAGAGCCAGCGCCTCGGCCAGGGGAGTCCCGCCGCCGGCGGCGGGCAGGGAAGCGACGAAGGCGACTTGGTTCCCGAAGGCGAGCAGGCGCATTGAATGTTTCCCGCGCAATCCGTCGATGACTGTGCGGAGGCGGGTGATTTTCTCACCGGCCATTGATCTTGAGCAGTCGCAGAGGATGTGCGCTGGCGTGCGTGCGTCCTCTGCATCCTTCCGTTTGCCGAGGAAGGCGGAGAGTTTACTCTCCGCCTTCAGGACTGCTTGCTGCTGCCTGATAATCTCAGTCATTTTCGCCTCCCTCCGGCTCGAAGCCGGTCAGTCTCTCCATAGCTTTGATGGCTATCCTGAGAGCGGTTAACGCCTCGGCCCCGTGCGTGGTGCTAGCTGCCTGGGCGCGGAGTTTTGCGATCTTCTCCCATCGTTTCTCAGCATTTGGTGGGAGCGTCCCCGCTTTGCTCAACCCGAAAACAACATCATCGTAGGCCGCAATTGCCGCCACGTACCAGCCGAGCGTATCCACGTGCTCGGCGTAGAGAGCTGAGACGCGGGCGAAGATGTCCGTTTGGTAAAGGGCGAGGAAATCGCCCTGCCAGAGAAGCTCCCACGCGGAGAGGATCGAACCGACTGTGCACGGTTGCGGATAGAAAGCGGGCTGCCCTTGCGCATCCAGAATCGGCTCGCCTAACGCATTCCGGTCGTGGAGGGAGACATTCTCTCCCGTGACTACCAGCCGCGCACCGGCGAGGCTCTGGGCGGGTGGATACAGATCGAGGTAGACGAACTCGGGGGTGAACGTCTTCTCGACCTCCACCGGGCCGAGATAGCTCAGCCCTTTCGATTCAGCCACGTCGGGCGGGTAAGCGTACCCGCGCTCGAACTCCCGGCCATCGCGGAGCTCGTAGCGGTGGTGGATAAACTTCCGTGTAACTGGCGCGTCGTGTACCACGCGCGCCACTTGCACGTGGGCCGGCTTGCTGTTGAAGAGCGAGCGGTCTCGCTCTTCCGGATTCCGATGGTCGTAGACCTCGATCCGCGCCATTTGGGTATCGCCGTTGAGCGACACTCCCGGTGGCCGGGGTGTGCGTTGCTTCAGCGTGCCCTTCCAGCAGCCGCCCGATGCGGTCTGCTTGAAGACAAATTGCGACACGTCGAGGTCTATCGTACAGCAATCGCCCCAGGCGAGCACCTCGCGCTCTGCGACGACGGCTTCCGCCGGGCGATTCTGCGCGATGTCGCTGCAACGCGGACATCGCTTGGGGGTCGCGGTGAAATGGTGCGCTTCGTAGAGCACCGTCGAAATATCGAATGAATTGCCGCAATTGCGGCAAACTGAAATCGAAGCAGTAGTTGACATAAGCTCTCCTTGAATTGTGGGGCCGCTCATCTTATGTCGCTGGCTTCCCGATGAGCGGCCCCTTTAGAGAGCGGGAAGCCAGTCTTGATTCACCATTCCCCTCAAAAGGATGCCCTGACCATATTCGCCGTCTTGGGCGGATTGGTCGGGGAGGAATTTTGAGATTGCGCGCTTTGGCGCAATAAACGAAGCGACAATTGTTATCGCTTGTGATAT